TGCTTGCACAGTTATAGCATCTCCTGCTTCTAAATTCAAGCCTTGAGGTGTGGCATTTACTTGTGTTTTAGCTGCTAGATCATTTCTAAAAAATTCATATTCTGTGCTTGAATCAGATGAGTCAACAAAATTCATGTTTACTAAAATAGCTGATGATGCATCATTGTTTGCACAATAAACACTTTTAACTATAGCTGTTGCATCACTAGGACATGTAAACACTGTAGTTTTACCTGTACCAGCTTGTTTATAACCTTGATTTTTATATCTTATTGTCATGATAAAAAATAATTAAAAGCTTCTTGTTCATTTTTTAAATCTTGTTGAAAAGAGAAATTTAATTCGTTTTTAATTGTATCGACTGCACGAAGAATCTGTCTTTGGTTTTCAACATCGTACTCTTGTTTAGGTTCAGGTATGTATGAAGTTATTCTAGCCATTACAGATCTAAAATACCACCTCTTCCTAAAGCTTGCAGTCGTGAAAATTCTTCAAGACTTAAAGGATTATTAAGTGGAGCATCCTCTAAATAATTATCATAATCGCTTAAAACAGTTCTGTCTGTTCCTATTAATGGTTGTTGATTAAGAGATAAATCTTGATTACCTGTATCTAAACTACCTATTCCTTCAAACGCAAGTTCAGCCTCATTACTAAAATCAAGATCCGGTCTTAAATCAGCTGCGGTATTTGGAGTAATACCCATTTGTAATCTTAAACCAGCAAGTCTTTCATCTAAATTTGTTTCATCTAATGATCTACCTTTATCTAAATATTTTTTCTGTATAGTATTTTGTAAGGTTTCAATTGTTTTAAGATTAATTCTGTTTTGTCTAGCTTGTTCATATTCAGCTTGAGTTTCATATCCAGTAAGTCTTTTTCTCATTTCTGGATTATTTAAAAAACTAAAAATACCACCAATAGCACCTAAGCCAGGATTCATAAGACCTAATAAAATATTTTGTGGATTTTTTTTGGCGTAATTTAATCCTGCTCCTAATGTTCTGCTAAAAAAATTGTTTCTAGGTGGACCTGGTGTATAACTAGGATTTGTTTTTTGTACGTTTCTAATAAATTCATCTCTTGAGTCTCTTCCTCTATCTCCACCTACAAAACTTGTTGTCCCTTTTGGTCCGCCACCTTTAACAGCACCTGTTTGAGTTTGTATTGCTGAGTATTGTTGTCGATCTTCACCTCCTGAAAAAGGACTAGATCTAGGAGCGGATGGTGCTGGAGCAGAAGGTTTATCATATTGTCTTCCAGATACGTTACCTTCATCAGATCCTATTCTAAAATTTTTTCTAGTTTTATATAAACCTTTATCTATCATTATCTTCTACCATCTGGTTGTGCATCTAATCTAAATGTGCCATATCTCCAAGTCTCACCTGTGCCGTCGTTTTCTATTTTTAATGCTACAAGTCTTCCTCTTGCACGGGTATCAACTTTATCAGTAGATGATGTAATTGTAAAGGGTCCTAGTGGTGAACTAGATGCTGTGTTGTTTGGATAATCATTTAGTAATAATGTGATTTTAGTATTACCTGTTTGTACAGCAAAATCAGGTATAAATCTTTTGACAGACATAAAGAACTCACCATCTCCTCTGTAATTAACTTGTCCTGTAGCCTGACCTAGAGCGCTTTTGCTTGATGTAATATCGTAGTCACCAGATTTAATAAACGCAGCTATAGCTGTTGTGCCCGATGAATTTACTTGATCAGTTCCTACTTCATGAGCATAGTAAATTGAAGCTCCAAATCTATTCGTAATACCTTGAATGTCAGGAAATACTGGTGTAGCGCTGTCATTGTACTCAGTTGCGTATGGCACATCAAATACACCTGTGTCTGCGTAAGTTGTTCTTGCTAGTGATCCCGTAGTCCAAACTTTTTCTGCATAATTATATGTAACCACTCTATCTATTTGATCTGATCCTGACTTTGGATAAAACCAATTTACTTCACTATAAAGTGTATTATGTTCTGCATAAATTACATCACTCGAATTAAAATTAATTCCTAAATTATCACCATCTGTATTGAATACAAAGTCCTCAACTAAACAAGGTAAAGATTTAACTGTACCATCAAATAAAAAGAATCCACCCTCTCCTGACATCCAAAATACAATACCATCAGAATAACTCAAAGCATGTTGACCAATTAATCCACAGTTTGTACCAACTTGTTTTACAGAAAAAGTAAATGGTGGACCAACAAATTGAATTACATATGCAGAGCTATCTGTTAAGACTAAGGTGTAGTCTTTACCAGATACAGCACCCACAATTTTATTTCCTTTGTCTAATCTAAAACTACCTGCAGTATTTACAGATGTAGGTGTGTATGTATTTAAATCTTCTTGATTTGAAAATCTTATAAACAATGGATCAACGGTTGTTGGATCTCCTATTGTTGTTTCAGTTCCAAAGTGAAACAAATGTCTGTCTCTATCAGATACTTGTGTTAATCTAGATGACGTTGGATTGTTAGTAGTTTGAAAATTTGTAGTTGTTGTTGACGCTCTGATTGCCCGTGCGTTTGATGCACCTGCATTCCACGTAAAAGTTTTATTTCCAAAAATAGTTGCAACCAATACTTCTCCAAAATTATCAAGACTCCAGTTTCCTGGATCTAGAGTTACATTGCTAACTGTTCTTTCTGTCCCCCAAGTTGATGCACTCCAAGTATCTGTGCCCCAACCATAACCTGAAGTCTGAGTTGTGGGTCCAACTTCAACATATGGATTAACTGTTGCTGATCCTCCTGCTGTAATTCCTGCTCCGGATTCTACTGACGCCATTGTAATTGTAAAACTATTTGTAGCAGCTGTCACAACCTCGTAAGGCGTGTCTGTAAAATCTGTTGCTGTATATCCTGTTCCTGATCCAGGTAAAGTTACAGACGTAAATGTAAAATATCGTCCAGCTGATAAACCATGTGAAGTTTTATTAACTGTAACAGTCGCTGATCCATTTGTAGTTGTAAATGTAAATCCAGTAATGGCTGTATCTAATGGTGAGATATCGTAAAAGTCATTTCCATAATATAAAAATAAACCTTGTGATGTTCCGATCGCTGCATATTTTTCACCTGCAATACTTGTCCAAGTATGTTGAGCACGTGCTGATCCAGGTAGAGTTTTTGATGCTGTGGTTAATTGACTCCAGCCACCTATTTTTTCAGGTAAACCATATCTAAATCTAACATTATCTCCATCGACCCATTGAGACTCGGCCCCAGAATCTGTTATCATCTTATTAAAACCAGGCTTGAAATTTAATTTTTGTAGCATATAAAGTGTTATATAATACTTATAAGCATAATGAAAGCTAGAAAATTTATATAAAATGAACTTTAGATTGTTTGAAATTATTGAAACACCTGCTTTTCAGTTCGTAAGAATCCATAAAAATGGAAACCTTAGTATTGTAAAATGCATAGAAGAAAAATACGGAAAAGAAAACATTACATACACAAATCATTTATCTAAGAAAACAAGATGGGCTGTAATAAGAGATCCGTACAAAAGATTTTTATCTGGTTTGCGATATGATTTATGGAGGCAAAAAGTTGATGTTAGAGATATTGATATAAAAAAAGTATTTATATCTAATGAAAATCACATAAGAAACGAATTGTTTAGAAACATAAATCATGGAGCGTCTCAAATTCCTTATTTTATTAACACACAAATAAGTCACTATATTAACATAGATGATTTAGATCTGTTTTTAAAAATGCATTTTGATAAAAGTTACAGAGAAAATAGTTTTCCTAAAACTAAAGAAAACTCAATATATTATGATATAGAAAAATATTTAGATAAAGATGAAATAATGAAATATTTACATTTTGATTATTATGTATATAATACAATTATGTCTTCTCCATTTTTATGGGAATGGCAACATGGAAAGATTTTTGAATGATTAATTTTATAGATAAAAATAATAAATTAAATGAAACTAAAAGTAGTTTAAATATTACTTATCCTAGAAATATAGAAATAATATTCGGACATTATCCTTATCCTGAAATAGTTCATAACTTTATTTTAGATATAAAAAATAATTTAAATCCTGACATGGAAAATTATACTAATGTTAAGGGAGGAATGACTAATTGGAATTATTTTTTAGGTAAAGAAAATTTTAATAATTTTATGGTTTATTTAATAAATAAACATCAAACAAAGCATCCAAATTTGTTTCAATATTTTTTACAAAGAAAAAGTATTCTTGAAGCTTGGGGTAACGAAATTAAACCTGGAGACAGTTTAAAATATCATATACACACTGCTTGGCATGGAATTTTATATTTAACAAAAGGTTGTGATTTACAACTTCCAGAATTAAATTTAAAAATAACTCCTGAACCAGGAGACTATTATATATTTCCACCTCAAATATTACATGGATTTGATAAGTATGAGGGAGAAGTAAATAGATACAGTTTAATATTTAATATGGATCAAAGCCAAAATCATTTTGATTTTGGTAAAAAAATAGAAAGCTTAAATAAAAAAAATGAATCGTAAATTTATAATCGTAGGAGGAGGAACTGCCGGCTATGTAACTGCCTTGATATTAAAAGAAAAATTTCAAGAAAATATAGATATAAAAATTATTAGATCTAAAGACATTGGCATAATTGGAGTAGGTGAAGGATCTACAGAACATTGGTCAGAGTTTTTATCGTTTGTAAAAATTGATAAAAATAAAATGATAAAAGAATGTGGAGCTACTTATAAGTTTGGAATAATGTTTGAAGGATGGGGAAGTAAAAATTATTTACATTCTTTAATTAAAGAATGGGATGTTACTGTAGGACAAGAACATATTTCTTTTTTAAGTTTAATTGCAAATAAAAAAAAATTAGCTCCTGATTTTCTTTATAAAAATATACTTCCAATTGATGTAGATTGTAAACAATTTCATTTTGATACTCATAAGTTAAATGTTTTTTTAGAAAAAACATGTGAAGAAAGAGGTATACAAATAATAGATGATATAATTAACAAGGTTAATATTACTAACAAAGGTATTACCTCTGTTGAAAGTAGTGAGAATAAATATAAAGCTGATTTTTTTATTGACTGCACAGGTTTTAAAAAACTACTTATAAGTAAGTTAGGAGCTAAATGGAAATCTTACAAAAAATATTTAAAAGTTAATTCTGCTATAACTTTTCAAACTCCTGATGAAAAAAATTACAATTGTTGGACTTTAGCTAAGGCAATGAAATTTGGTTGGAGATTTAAAATACCCGTTCAAGGAAGACATGGAAACGGATATATATTTTCTGATAAATATACAACTCCTGAAAAAGCAAAATTAGAAATTGAAAAAGAATTAGGTTATGAAATAAATATTGGTAAGCACATTAAGTTTGACCCAGGTTGTTTAGATAAAGTATGGATTAAAAATTGTGTTGCGATAGGTTTGTCTGCTAACTTTGTAGAACCATTGGAAGCAACATCAATTGGAACTTCAATACAACAATCTTTTTTATTAATGCATAATTTAAGTAATCCTGTTAGTTTAGTGAGAGATCAATATAATAATCAAATCAAAACTGTTATGGAAAATATAAGAGATTTTATTTACATTCACTACTTACGTTGTAACAATAAAAATTGGTTTTGGAAAAGTTATACAGAAGAAAATGCTCCTACAAGTCTTAAAAAAATGATGAATCTTTGGAGAAGAAGACTACCTATAGACGACGATATGAAAACCTCTGACTATAGTTTATTTTGGGCTTGTAATTTTATTCAAGTTTTAGATGGTCTTGGTTTTTATGAATATAATAATAGTATAAAAAAACAAAATAAATTACTGCCAATAAAAGTTAAAGATGATTTAAATAATCATTTTAAAAATATAAATAATAATTTAATATTTAAAACACACAAAGAAATTATAAATGGAACAAAGAACAGTTAATATAGATAATTTTATAGCTACCTATGACAATTACATTAGTCAAGAAGAGTGTAAAAAAGTCATTAAATTTTATGAAGATCAAAATAAATTTAACAATACTATAAACAGATTAGATTTTGAAAACTCTCCTATAACTGAAAAACAAGATCAGCAATACTTTGCAATACCAAATAATATAGATGTATGGTGGAGAGAATTAAAATCATTAATTATTAATTTTGACATGGCCTGGAGACATTATGATAAAAGTGTAGGAGCCCTAAAATCTTATGGAATAGATACGTTTCATTATACACAATTAAAAATTCAAAAAACTTTACCTACAGAAGGATATCATGTTTGGCATTTAGAACATCAAAAAGGTTTTGAAACTGAAGCTAGAGCTTTTGTTTATTCTATTTATTTAAATGATGTTGAAGAGGGTGGCGAAACAGAATTCTTACATTTTTCAAAAAGAGTAAAACCTAAAGCAGGTAGAATAGTTATTTGGCCTGCAGGGTTTCCCTATGTTCATCGAGGTAATCCACCTTTATCGGGAGAAAAATATATTATAACTTCTTGGATAATGTTGAAATAAATGAATAACGAAGATTTAATAATATCGTCTGAAACATTTAAACCGTGGTTATCTAAACCATTTATAGAGTGGTTAGACACAAAAGATTTATCTTCAAAAACAATAATTGAATTTGGAGCAGGCACATCTACAATTTATTTTAGTAAAAAATTTAAAAATGTTATCTCCTTTGAACATGACCAAAAATGGATAGATTTTGTTGATGAAAAAAAATTAAAAAATGTTTTTATGTTAAAACTTCAAGAAAATTTTTATATGTATGAAAACCACAAAAATTTTATAAAAAACAGTGACTACATATTGCTTGATAATAATCCTAACATTATTTCAAGAGGTTTTATAGCATCCATGTGTTGTGAGGCATGCCACACTAAAGCAAATATAATTTTAGATAATTCAGAAGAATATCAGCCTGCTTACACATATCTTAAAAGCATGTATGAGAATGTAAAAGATTTTATTGGAAAAAATTATATGAATGAATTAACAACCACAAGTTTATTCTACAATGATTAAAGTAGTAGACAATTTTTTAGATCAAGATAATTTTAATAAATTAAAAGATGTGGTTTTTAGATCTGATTTTTATTATGCACCGTTTGTATCTAGTAAAGATGCTACTGATGGTTACTATTTTGAACGTAATATTTTTTCTAAATGTAGAATTATGAGTCCTATTTTTTCTTTTATAGAACCTGTATTAGATAAATTAAATGTTAAAGCTTTGTGTAGAGCTAAAATTAATATGTATCCTAGAAATGATCGTTTAATTGAATTTGGTCAACATACTGATACAAATTTTAAATGTAATACATTTATACTTTCACTTAATACTTGTGATGGTTTTACTAGAATAGGAAAAGATAAAATAGTGTCATCAAAAGAAAATAGTGGTGTTTATTTGCCATCAAATATTTTTCACAACGGCACTAATTGCACTAATCAAAACGTAAGAGTTAATATAAATATTAATTATTTTTAAATTAATAAGACGAGTATGATTCAGGTCTAGGACCTAGTCTAGCTATTTTATCTGATTCACCATTTACATCTTCTTCAGGTCTATCATCAGCATCCCATCTAGTTTGAAGATCAGCTAAATGCGCTGCATCCCATCTGTCTATAAATTGACTTTGAAAATCTCCTAAGTTAGCATCGGCCCATGAAGCATGAGGAGTTGCATCTCTGTACTCTACAGTATCATTGTAATCTTCATTATCTGCAACATATTGAATTGCCCATATATTTGACCATTTAGAGTCATTCCAAAAAGTATCATCATTTATTTCATGACTAGTTCCGGCTGCATCTCCGCTTTGTTTAATAATCACTTTATCATCAAATACTACTGTCCATGTTGCGTTTGTTGCCATAATTTTTCTCCTACGTCTTTATAATATAAATAATTGTTAAATAAGGTTGAACAACTGAAGTTGCACTTCCTGTAAAGGTAGCACTCATATTGTGAGAATGACCTTGTCCAGAACCAGCTGCTAAAGTTCCCCCAGTATTTCCTAAAGAACCACCGCCATATCTTTGAAGCATAGCATGGTTTTGAGAACCTTGGTTTTGTCCTTGAACTTCGTGAGTGTGAGAAGCTAGTTGTGCTGTTGATAAAGTTGCGTTAGCTGTCGAACCACCAATGGTTCCTGAGGCCGCAACTGTATTTGCTCCACCTGTTGATGCTAAAGCCTTAGTTCCAGATTTACCCATTGCAACGTTATCTTGCAAATCAGGTAAGTTAAAAGTTGATGAACCATCTCCAGCTCCGTAAGTTGTACCTACGATTCCAAATAAGTCTGCATAAGTTGTTCTTGATACAGCTGCACCATTACATTCTAAAAAACCTGTTGGCACTGAAGAAGAAGACCACGGCACGATAGTTGCTGTAGGAATTCCCTCGATACCAGTAAGAGATGCTCCATTGAAATTGTATTTTGTAGCTTCGTAATTTGACATATTATTTCTCCGTGTAAGTCCATCCTGTTGTAGCATCACCTGAATATACTAATTCAAGTCCAGCACCTTGTGTGTTAACAACAAGATCAGACGCTGCATTAGCTATATTAGAGCTGTTTCTTCCAATAGTCAATGCGTTAGTATTAAAATCATAACCTTGGTCCACAAAAGACACCGTATCTCCTGTGGCTGGTGATGCAGGAAGCGTAATTGTAAATGCTCCACCATTTGTGTTTGCTAAAATTTGAGCTCCAGCTTGAATTGTTTCTGCTGCAGTTATAACTCTCCAATTTCTTTGTTCGGATAATTTTACAATGTTTGTACCATCAGAATATAATACATAATTGTTTCCTTCACATAAAAGAACACCCGTACCTGATGATGTTTTAAAAGTTAAAGTGTTTCCTGCATGGTCACATGCGTTTTGTACATTATAAACTTTTTCAACTGAGTCTGGAATAGAAACTGTTCTGTTAGCTGCTAAAGTTCCTGTTAATTTAATAACATCATTTTTACCATTTGATAAAGCACCATTAGTAAAAGTTAATGATCTGTTAGCGTTAGTTAAGTTAAAAGTTGTAAAACCACCGATTGCTTGTTCTAAAATTAATAAGTTTGTATTTGTAATTTGTCCCCAAGTTCCTGAGTTTTCACCAGTTGCTTGGACTGTTAATTTTAAATTAGCTGATGTTGAATTTGCCATAATTTAAATTCCTTATTGTCGTTAATTTACTAAAAAATTGAGTTCGTGTCAAACTCATTATGCAGCCCTCGTTGGTACTTCTTGCCAACCCGGTGGATCTAATGGAGCTGAACCGGTATTTACTTCATTCCAAATCAAAGGATTAACAGAATTAATTGCCATAGTCAACCCTATTCCTGTTAATTGTACAGTAGCCTCTCCTACAACACTTTCATCAGTTAATGTAGCTGTTATTGCTATTCCAGAAGGAGTTGCAATAGTATTTGGAGTAGCCACAACTGTTCCAACATTTACAGACATTGAAATGCCTGTTGGTATTACAAATTCCCATTCACCTGTAGCACCCCATTCAAACTGACCCCAGAAGTATCGTCCCCAACCTTCTAAATTATAAGCTTCAACGGTTCCTACAGAAGCTGTTGCACCAATTCCAGTTACCACTGCATCAGGTGCAGGATCTAGTGTTCCTAAGTTAGCTGTTATAGCTACACCTGTTGGTTCTATTTCAAAAGATATTTCTACTGACTCATCACCTTGTGATGCAGTCATTGCAATTCCAGTTACTGTAGGAGAAACATCTATCGATGTTGATTCATCACCAAGTGATGCAGACATTGCAATACCTGAAAGAATAACATCTCCTCGTTCTCCCCAAGCATTTTCACCCCAGGTTAATCTACCCCAACCAACATTAATTTCATTGACTACGGTTTCATCACCCAAAGTAGCTGTTATTGCAATACCTGTAGGATTTACAATTTGATTAGGAGCACCCCATGCTCTTGCTCCCCACGCATCTCTACCCCATCCAAGTTCTACAGTAGATGTTGATGTAACAGATTCTAAATTAAAAGACGCACTTATCCCGCTTGGAAGAACATCTGAATTTTCAAGTTCGTTCCAATTACCAGTGCCCCAAGTCCTTGTACCCCAGGTGTTTGCCATAGGAAGTTACCTCCTATGTACTACCCAGAAATTCTAAGAATTGCTGCTGCTGTTGTAAAAGCTGGAAACTGTATTGTAAAAGTTCCTGATGTAGCTGTTTTATCACTTCCAAAATCTAGAACCGCAACAGCTGCATTAGTAGTTGCAGATGAAGTGTTGTAGATTAAAGCTCCTCTAGCAGTCAACGTTACACCAGTGAATGATCTATCAGCAAAGTCAACTATCGCAACACCTTTACCAGTTCCTGAACCAATTGAAGTTCCGCCGTTAACTAATGCACCACCGCCTGCTGTGTACTGACCTGAGTTACTAACTTCGTTAGTTGCAGAGTAAGCAGTTGTAGTTGAGTTTAGAGTAGCTGAGGAAGTATAAAGAGCAATCTTAAACTTGTCTCCACCAGATGCCTTAAAATTGTGGTCACCTTCTAACAGTTGCTTTTTAAAAGCGTTTGCAAGTGCCTGTGTTATAGCCATAGTTTTTCTCCTTATTATTTTCCACCGACTCGAGGAACACCACTTTGATATTCATCTCGTCTTCTTCTTCCCATTTGTTCTACTGAGAAGCCTTCTACTGCTTGTTTATACTT